CGTTGGGGATGTTCACCGCCTGCACCCGGATCGGGTTGCCGGACGGCTCGAAGTAGGTGGCGGCCCGCTTGTCGCCGCCCAGCACGGTGCCGGCGGGCAGCGCAGCAGCGCTGAACACGTTCAGGTCGGCGACGTTCGCGGTGCCGCCGCCGATGGACACGCTGCCCTGACTGGACAGCCACCAGGGCACGTCGGCGGACACCCCGCCCAGCAGCGCGGCGAACAGGTCCGGGGCCAGCCCGATGTAGTTGACGGCGGCGCCGTTCTTGGTCAGCTCGGTGACCACCGCCCCGATCGCCGTGTAGACGTCGGCGGCGGCGGCGGTGTCGGTGGCGGCGGCCAGCAGCGCCGCGGCCGCGGCCGCCTCGGTCTTCGCGGCCAGGTCGGCGGTGGCGGCCGCGAAGAACGACTCCAGGAACCCCGGTTCCCCGAGGTCCTGGTAAATCCGGTCGATGTCCCAGCCGCCGGCCAGCCGGGTCACCGGCGCGGACTTGGCGGCGGTGCTGGCGGTACTGGACGGAATCGGGGTCTTGTTCCCGGCGTAGGTGTCCACGGTGGGTTTGGCGGTCCAGTGCCAGCCCTTGACGGTGGTCCCGGTGGTCAGCACCTGGTGGGCCAGCGCGTCGATGAAATGCCGGGAGGTCGCGGCCGCGGACCACAGCTGCCCGAGCCACTGTTCGCGGAGGAACCCGCCGCCGGCGTCGTTGGCCGGGACGATGTCGGTCAGCGCGGCGTTCACCCGGCCGATGTCGTTCTCCAGCATGGCCGCGGCGATCTCCGCGGTGGCACGCTGCGCCGTCATCGGGGGCCGGTCGGTGGCGACCAGCGGGAGCGGTGTTTCAGGCACGGGGGGGTCCTCCGGTTCGGGGGCCGGCGGCGCCGGCGGCGGGGTGGTGGGGTCGGGGGTGTCGGGGGCCAGCGCCGCGGTCAGCCGGGCATCGGCGAAGGCCGGGACACTGGTCACCGCGACGGCCACCAGGTCAGCGCTGACCAGTCGGCCGGCCTTGATCACCGCGCCGTCCAGCTCCACAGACAGCGCGTCGCGCAGGCCTTCGGCGGCCTCCAGCAGCGCGGTGTCGCCGTCCGGGGTGCGGGCCACCCGGAAGGACATCCGCAGCCCGCCGGCGGCGTCGTCGGCGGCGGTGGCGTACCCGACCGGGGTGACCCTGCCGTGCTCGGTGAACAGCTTCACCCGGCGCAGTTCCGCCGGGACCCGGATGGTGCCGGGCGGCACGGTCAGCGCCCCGGCGGAGGTCCGGCCGGGCACGTCGTAGGGCAGCGCCAGCCCGGTCAACGCCCGGTCGGCGTCGTCCAGGGTCGCGGTCACCTCCGCGTCGGTGGCAAACGTGAGCAGCATCAGTCCTCCGTTGGGGTGCCGGTCGGGTTCGGGGCCATCGTGGTCAGCGACGTGGTGTCGAACGCGGACCGGTGGCCCCGTGGCAGCACGTCGTCCATCGACAGCCGGGCGGTCACCGCGTCCAGGTACATCGACAGGCCGTAGTCGATAAATTCGAGGTTCCGGCCCACCGTGGTGGAGTACTCCAGGGAGGCGCCCTCGCTGGTGGCGTCGATCAGCGCGGCAGGGACGGACGCGGTGCGGGCGACGTTCAGCGCGGCCGCGTTGCGGCCGGCGATCAGCAGCGCCGCATCGCCGTAGGGGTGCGCCTTCGTCTCGATTGCGGCGTTGGTGAAGATGATGCCCTGGTTGTCGGCCAGCGCCAGCCGGGTCGCGGCGATCAGCGCCTTCCGTTCCGCGGCGGTGAGTTCGATGTCGGTGGTCTGGTGCAGCTCGAAGCGCAGCGGGCGGCGGGCCACGTCGGCGGCGGTCCGCTCCAGGTCGGTGGCCTGCCGGATGGTCGGCGCGCCGAATCGCAACACCCCTTCATGGGGGCCGCGGATGCACACCACGGCGTCGTTCCCGATCGGGTGGTGGTCCACGTCGACGTAGTTGCCCTGCTCGTCCCGGGTCCACCGGTCGTAGGGGACGTGGGCCATGGATAGCGGCCGGGCGGCGGCGTCGGCGTACCGCTGGGTGACCAGCCACAGCGACTCGCCGTAGAACAGCACGTCGTCCACGGTGTCGGCCATCCGCTGCCACGGGGACTGCAACCCCAGGCCCAGCGACGGCGGCGCCCCGGTGCCCAGCTGCCCGTCGGTGGACTGCATCCACGGCGCCGCGGGGGTGACCGGGTCGGGCCCGTCGAACTCCAGCAGCGGCAGCTTGGCGGCGGCGCCGACCAGCAGGTGCCGGGCCCTGGCCATCGCCGGGACGGCCATCGCCTCCCAGCGGGACACCGGGCGGTCCATCGGGGTGGCGAACACGTCGTTGACGAACAGCGCCTCGGCCAGGTGGTTGTCCACCCACGGTTCGATCTGCGGTTGCACCAGATGGTCGTCCAGCGACGTGGCCAGCCCGAGCGCGCGGCCGGGCCACCAGTCCAGGACTCCCATGCCGGTGACCCTGACAGCAGCAGCACGGCGGCGGGGCGGTGTCGGTACGGGGTGCGACGGTATGCGACGTGCAGCGACTACCGAACCCGTACACGGTCCCGATCGTCACGGTGGAGGTCGCCGGGCAGCTGCTGGGGATGACCAGGGCCACCGCCTACCGGGCCGCCGCCCGCGGGGACATTCCGACAATCACCCTGAACGGCGGGTTGAGGGTTCCGGTCGCCGCGTTGTATGCGCTGCTGCTGCTGCCGGTGCCGGGGCCGGCCGGGCGGCCGGTGGTTGACCGCTAGTCGTTGTAAACCGCGGGGCGGCCCGGCGCCGGCGGCCGGTGCCGGTCCCCGTACAGGGCCAGGGACGCGGCGATCAGCGGGGACACGTCGGTGGTGGGCAGCCGCCGGGACCAGGCCCAACCCTCACCCACGGTCCGCTTGGCGGCGGCGCCCACGGCGGCGTCCAGGGCGGGGTCGCCGCGGTGCCGGACGGTGCGGTCGCCGATGCCGTCCAGCAGCTGCGCGCAGGCGGTGGTGTATTCCCGGGGCGTGACCGCCCGCACCCAGGTGGGCAGCTGCTCCCCGGTGCGCAGCTGGTCCACCACGGTGCTGGCGGGGCCGGTGCCGCCGTCCAGCACCACCGGGGACCCGTGGTCGGCGTGCAGCTCGAGCAGCCGGGCGGCGACCCAGTCGGTGCCGGGCCCGTAGGCCACCACCTCGAGGGTCGGGACACCGGCCGTGTCGGGCCAGCAGGCCACTACCGCGGCGGCTGACCGGTCCACCGCGACGTCGGCGCCCAGCACCGGCGGCACACCATCGGCGGGGGTTCCGTCACGGTGACGGATCGCGGCCCAGGCCACCGCCGGGATGAGCTGCTCCAGGGTGGTGGTCCACCGGTTGCCGTAGGCCCGGGCGAACTCCCCGGGGGTGGCCGCCATGATCGCCGCCTGGTCCACCAGGAACTGCCGGTCGATGGTCCGGCCGATCGCCGGGTGCGCGGCGGCGACGGCGTCCAGGTCCATCGGGTCCACGTCGTCGCCGATGCCCCACTCGAGGTACGTCACCGCCGGGTCGCCGCCGCGGCCGCGGTCCACCAGCGGCCGCAGCCACGTGGAATCGGCGGTGCCGGCGGTCGAGACGACGACGACCTGGGCGCCGGGCCGGGTGGCCTGGGTGGGCCCGATGGCCTGCATGAGCTCGGCGCCGCGGACCGCGTCGTGTTTCCACGCTTCGTCCAGGATGACCAGGTCGGACTGCATGGAGTGCAGCGCGTCCTTGGTCGGCGGGAACGGGCGCAGCGTTGACCCGTTCGGGAAGATCAGCCGCTCGGTGCCGTTGGTGAACTTGGATTCGATCTTGCGGCGCAGCGGGGCGCCGGGGCCGGTCAGCTCGGCGACCAGCTCCCCCCATTTCTCCCGGGCGTACTGCCCGTTCTGCGCGGTGTACCAGACCCGCCGGAACGGCCCGCCGAACAGGCACCGCTCGAGCGCCTCCGCCAGCAGCCACGTGGTCTTACCGGCCTGCCGTTGGATGGTGACCACGGTGAACGGCCGGACCCGGACCCCGGCGTTGTGTTCGTTCAGCAGCCTCGAGGCCTGCAGCTGCCAGGGCATCAGTTCCCGGCCCAGCACCTTCGCCGACAGGGCCGCGACCCGGTGCGCGTGCGACGGCCGCCCCGGGACCGGCGGGGTGGCGTATCTAGGCGCCGGGGACGGCGGGGCCAGCGTCGGCAGCATCGGCGGCGATCTCGGCGAGCAGCTGCTCGAAGGTGTCGTCGGCGGCGACCTGGGGCAGCAGGTCCCGGTACGCGGCCCGGAACTCGGCGGTGATCATCACGAACCCGCGGTACTGGCGGCCGCCGATGGCCCAGTCGATCCGGTCCGCCAGGGAGCGGACCACCAGGGCCAGCACCGGGTCCGCGTCCGGCTCCTCGAGCAAACGCGCCTCGAGCAGCTGCCGCAGCGGCCCGGCCGGGCCGGGCAGCGCCGCGAACAACGGGTCAGTCATGGGTTCAGTGTCCCCGCCGGGTCAGGATCAGCACCAGCACCGCCCCACCGGCCAGCAGCAGCAGCACCCACTCCAGCACCCCCACCTAGTTCGGCGCGCTGGTGGCGGTGCCGGGCAGGGTGGCGGGCCATGCGTCGCTGGTCGGCCAGGTCATCGACACAGCGGTGAGGTAGTCGTCCACCGCCGAGACGAACCCGGTCGGGCGGGCCACCGCCCCGGTGTTCGCGTTCAGCGCGAAGTTCTTGAACACGTTAGCGGCGGTGAAGGTGGCCAGCAGCGACAGGCTGGACTGCAACGGCCGGAACCCGACAGGCACGGTCAGCACGGAATCGGCGGTGTTGACGACCGCGACGGCGAGGTTATTGAACGCCAGGTACACCGAGTGGTTGGTGCGCCGCAGCCGGATGTAGCCGCCCTGCCCGGCGCGTGGTTTCCACCCGGCGGCCAGCGGGTCGCCGGTGACAGTTCCGGCGGCGTCCCAGCTGGTGATGGTCCGCCACCCGGTGTCGCCATAGGCGGTGCGCCACCGGGTGCCGTCGGACACCACAATCACGGCGGTGTCGGTGACCCAGTAGGCCTTACCGGCGTTGGCCGCGGCGGCGGGTAGCGCGGTGGCGGTGGCGACGGTGGGGAACGCGGCACCCACGGCGCCGGGGATGCCCTGGACGCCCTGCGGCCCGTCGGGGCCGGTGGGGCCGGGGTCGCCCTGCGGCCCGGTGCTGCCGGTCGCCCCGGTGGGCCCGGTGGGCCCGGTGTCACCGGTGGGCCCGG